CTGACACTGGATCTCTTGGCTTCTGGTCTTCGGCAGCAGGGACAAGCTTGTGGACATTCTTGATACCTAAGACCTCAAGCATCTGTTTGTTCAGCTCGACCATGTCGTAGATCTGTGGGCTTTGCTGTGCCATCTGCATGACTGCCTGATACTGAACCACCTTCTGCGACATAGTTGCCGCGTTAGGGTCAGATACCGGAATCACATCCACCATCTCGTAGTCTTGCTGACGTGCGCGACGGCTACCTTCAACTGGCTCGTAGCTGTACTCAGTCGGAGCGTAAGCAGCGATGATGTGCTTTAGAAGCTTGAACTCCTGCTTCATCGCAAAGTGAATGCGAGCCTGAACTGCGCTCATCACTTTCAGTTGGCGTTCCAGCAGTGCTAATGTCGTTCCAACAGGGGCTTGCGCCGACATGTCAGAGACTTTGAGATCAGCAGCGGAAGCGAAGCGACGACCCTCATCCACGATCTGGTTCATCAGGGACATCAATACCTGCGATGGCTCTTTGTATGGCAATGGCAGGATGTTGTCGCGTATGGTGCCAGACGCCACATCCACATCACGGAACTCGCCCGGAGCGATAGGTGTATCGTCTCCTTTAGTGCGCATGCCTTTGGACTTCAGACCACCCGGCAAGTTTGCCAGCGTGCCCGCATCGACCAACTGTCGCATCAGCGAAGTGCCTGATTTAGCGTACGCGCCGATCAAGTGGATCAGACCAAAGCAATAAAAGCCAAAGCCGGGGATGTAGCCGTAGTGGACGAAGTGAGTGCGCTTTTGCTTACTGTCGTCACTTGGCTCCCAGTTGCGGCGAATAGCCAATACCGTACCGGTACCCTTCTCAATAGTGACGATGTATGGCAACGCTATACCGCTCTCATCCTCGTATCCTTCAAGATTCAGGTCAACCTGCATCTCAAGTAGTTTGTAGCGGTCGTCAGTTGTAGCGCGGAAGCCCATCTTCTCCGCAATCTTCTTCTCTACGTCATCTAATGTATTAGCGGGGGTACCAAGCTCAACGTCGCGGTAGAAGCCAGCGACCTGTAGTTTCTTTAGCTCGTTCTCAGTCTTACGCATCACATGTGTTACACGTGGGGCGTTCTGTAAATTCTCTGAGCCGTAAGGCACAACCACATCTTCAGCGGGGACGAAGATAGAGACTTGACGTGCCAGCGATGGGTCGTAGTACACCTTCTTGAACGCGTTACCGGATAGACCCAAGCCCCACAGCATGCGCTCATGCTCACTGCGATACTCGGTCATTACCTCGGTAAGCTGGTAGTTCATGTCATTCTGAACCCTCTCGGCAGCTTCCTTATTCTCCGTGGTCTCCTTTCCAATGATCTGCGTCTTAACCGGGCCACTCGCCGGGAAAGTCGCCATAATTGTCTCGGATTGGAACTTAACCAGAGCTTCAGATAAAAGGGGATGGTAAACACCACAGGCTCCTTCCCAAGGTTCGCTACGCTCTTCGAGCTTCATACCCAGCAACTCAAGCCCGTCCACGTAGGTCTGCATCCAGTCCTTGCGGCTACCCACGTCATCATCAAAGTCGCTCAGTAGTTCTCCTGCCAAGCTCTCCAACACATCTTCACTAAGCTTCTCAGCCAAGTTATCGTTGAAGTCGTCGTCTTCTACACCCGGCTCGATCTCGATCTCTAGCCCGCCCATGCCAATAGTTACTGACTCCGGGTCCTCGATCTCAATCTCCAATGCGGGCTCGTCCATCTCCATCACGCCCATGTCGCTCATACCCAACGGTGCGCGGTTTAGTGCTTTATCAATAGCCATGATCTTTCCTATCTAAAACAGGGGCCTGTTAGCCACAAAGTTGTTGAGCGTCGAACGCCGCTAACTACAGGAGTTACCGTATGCCACACCGCTGAAGGGAAGGCTATGACCGATCCCTTTTTTAGTGGCACTGTATGTACCTCTGATCCATCTTGAAAATTCCGTATCTGGAACTCCCCGCCTTCATACGTGGTCGGGTCAGTCATCAGACACACCACACTTACTTTCCTGTCTGTTGGGCCAGAGAACGGAATCAGGTCTGCGTGCCAGTCGAAGTGCTGTCCCTCGGTATAGTCCGCCACCTGCATTACTTCTTGCCCATCAATAACAAAGCCCCAGTTTGCGTTAGCGATCACCCCAAACTGATACAAGATCCCACTAAACCAATGCCCGAACTCAGCCGAACGTAGGGTGCTCTTGCGGTGTTTGTAGTTAATTACTGGTTGTCCTGCCGTTACGACCTTGCCGTCATGGACATCAAGCAAATCAAATTCTTGATTGGCTAAGTCAACGACCTCCGGCGGCAGTTGCTTCAGGAACAAAAAATTACTCATACGTTGTAGTACTGCCTCTTGCGTCGGAACTCTGGTATCTCATCCTGCTCATCCAACACTGACCGGATGTAGCCGCCTTTGCGAAACCGCATCAGCGCCAGCGACACAGAGTCCACGTAGTCATCATGATCCCCAGCGGGGAAGCTTGCTACCTCATCAATTACTTCTTCAGCCCAATGTGTGTTGGGTGCCCACACTCGACCTGACGCAAACAAATCAGATACCGCATTTAGTCGGCTGATCTTGTCGTTACCCCTAACCGGTGTGTACTCCTGTACAGGAATCCCCATCGCCCTCATCTCGTAGATGAGCGGTGCCCCGGTCGCCTTTTTCTCCACAATGATGGAGTCTGGGTCCCACTCTTTGCATTGCTCAATGGCTTTCTTTTTGAGCGAAGGGAACTCAAGGCGGTCTCTGAAAGCATTGAGAAGGATGATATTAGCTTGAATAACACCGGTATCGTCCTCCTGATAAAAGACGCCCCACGTGGTACAGGCTGAATAGTCCGAGCGGTTGGTCTTCTCGAACGCTGTATCCCAGCTTTGTAGGACAAACTCACAGTGCGGGGGCGTGTCGTCCTCCCAAGTCTGCCACCATTCCCGTTTCACTATCGCAGATGTCTCAGATGTCGGGTTCTGCTGGTACTGAGCCATCCATTTAGCGTTCGGAAGTTCAGTTCTTAGCGCTTCTAGCTCTTTTCTAGACCAAAACTGAGGCCAAAGCGGTTCTCCCGAGTCAAATAACGCCGGAAACTCGATCACTTCCCAGTCTTCACCACCTCTCTGGGCTGCGGACTTCAATACTTGACCCGTTAAGTCCTTCTTTGACCACCGAGTCATCACAATCACGATAGATCCGCCCGGCTGGAGACGCTGACGAGGGCCTGATGTGTACCACTCGTACGTTTTATCGTAAATCTCGGGGTTTACCTCAGCCAGAGCGGCTTCCTGTTCACTGTGCGGGTCGTCAATGATGAGCAAATCAGCGCCTTTGCCGGTAACAGCACCACCGACGCCAATAGCAAAGTAATCACCAGCGTAATTTGTAGCCCAACGACCAGCGGCTTTCGAGTCTGCTTGTAGCGCAACATCTGGAAATAAGTCCTTATAACGGTCAGAGTCCACTAAGTTACGTACTTTTCGACCAAACCCCACCGCCAACTCAGCGGTGTGTGAAGTCTGGATCACTTTCTTGGAAGGAAACTTGCCCAAAAACCAGCTCGGCAACAGATATGAGGCGAATTCTGACTTCGTGTGACGCGGTGGCATGTTGATGATGAGTCGTTTGGTCTTTCCCTCAACCACCCGCTCAAACGCTCGCGCCATTTTCTCGTGGTGCCTGCCATGAATGAAGTTGGGCCAAACATATTTGACGTACTCCATGAAGTTATTCTTAGCAACTTCTTGTGCCTTGGCGCGTCTGGCCTCAGCAATTAGGGTACCCACCTTCTGTTGAACAGCCGGTGGTAGTGTTGGCAGTATGGCTTGCGCCCTACGAAGTAGTTCCGGGTCCATCTACGGGTTCCCCTTCGTTTGACAACTCTGCATCTACGTCAATATCCCCAATACTCTTAGGCACTTCCTCGAACGCGACCTCTTCAACACCTCCACCGTACAGCTCCAAGGTCTTCACGAGATCTGTCTCAATATCTTTTACGGTGCGGTGTGTGATGCTGATATCAATCCGCTCAGAGAATAGCCCAACTCCCGCAATCCGCCCTAAGTTTTCCAGTGCCTTCATGCGCTGGCGAGGATCTGGATCAGCAGACTCAACGATCAACTTGTTGGTCACGTAATTACGAAGCCGACGTGAAACGTCTAGTACTTCTTGATCCCACTCGTTCAGGATTGCTTCTAGGTTCAGGATGGTGCCGGGCGTCAGTTGCTTTGCCGGGGGGAGTTTTTTATTGGAGAAGATGCGGTGCGATTCCGCTTTGTCTTCGGGGGAGATGTCTACCTGCGCTCCTAGACCTATTAGGTCTTGCACCGTTTCAAAAAGTGCATGAGCCTTCTGACGAAAATCGTCAATTTCCTCCGGTGTCGTATCGAAGGGAAGTGGGATACCCACTTCAGGCGTGGCAAGTATAGGCATGTGTTCCGTAGCTGTTTGTGGCCCAGATGTGCGCGACGATAACCACCTTGTACAAAGTTGTCAATATATACCCCCCGGTGGGGTTGTAGGGGACCCAAAAAGGCAAGGGGGGTGTTTTTCTATTTTGATATTTAGATTAGTCCAGCAGATTTTAGAGGGGGGTGGGGGTCACTTGCCTATCCCTGACGACTTGTTAATAAACTAACAAGCTGCGACCCCCTTGGTTAGTGTAACCCTTTTGGGATTTTGTGATCGGGTGCGCAGATTACTAAGGCAAGGCATGCGATGGTACCAACAGCCAATAGCGGGGGGTGGGGGTACGGTGGGGTTGTCAAAATTGAATTTATTAACACTACTTAATAAATTTCAGAAAATGCTTTGAGATTTAGAATAGTTTGATACATTGTAGTCATGCAAGGCGAAACGCGCCGAGCATATTTCCTACAATCAACTGAATGAGGTGAGTTATGAAATACGAAACATTAGTCAAGAATGTAATCGACGCGATTCGCAATGATATCAACACTGTTAATAAATGGCAGATTGTCGGATCGGGTGCGCGTGAGTTTTTCGGATCGGAAGCGGCGTTGCTGGAAATCAAAGCACAATTCATCGCAGACGCTGTGCTACCCGCGCTCGACAAACGCCACGCCGCCGCGCTCGCTGTGGAGTTACCACGCAAGGGTAGCAAAGAATATAACGCGCTCGACGCCGCCGGTGTTGAAAAGTGGAAAGTACAGTATCAGGCGAAAAAGGATGCCCGATCAACTGCTGATACCATGTTTGCGCGTGTTGTCAAATATGCTTTTCCGGCTGAAAAAGTAGAATCCGCCGCAAGCGAAAAATCAGAGGAAACTGTCGATATGGAGCGCGTTGTCGCGCTGATCGGTAGACTGGAAAAAGCCGAATCGCGCTCATACGATTTACCGAAAGTTCTCGCCGCGCTTAATCTGGCAAAGGCGGAAATGGCAAAAGCAAAGTAATTCGCCCCACTTGGCAACCCCGACTTCGGTCGGGGTTTTTTATTGCCTGTGATTTCCAACCCTTTGATGATAGTAGCCCCTGATGATGATGATGCAGCAGCACAATTTATTAACCGATGTTAATGCAATATGTTGCAGAGGGCTCTGTTCCGCGTTGTTCCGCGTTGTTCCAGTCGCTGGAACAGGCAAAACCGTTGGTACGCCTACGTTTTGGGGGTTTTTTGTGTGTTTGTTCCATTGTTCCATATATATACCCCCCCTACCCAAACCTGAGGAACTAGTTTACAATGTAAACCATGATGGGTTTGTAAACCAACGTGGCCTTCGGCAGGTGGTGTAATGTGCGGAACAATGGAACAGACCGACATTTATTCACATAACACATTGATCTCAAAGGTCTTTCATGCGTATCTCAGACTGGAACAAAGCCGCCCCAAGCGGAACAGAACTCGGAACAGACCAACACGTAGAAACAGACACGACTTTTTGTCGTCTATGTGGCTCACAAATTGACCCACCAAAACGTCGCCTGATAAGTTCTTTGTGTATGCCATGCGGCGAGGTAGAAGCGCGGAAGGTGAAGCATTGTGTCGTGCCCCTGCACAAGTCGAACTACATCGTCGTGAGTGACAGGGATTTGTTA